CGAGAGAGATACTATTAACAAGCAGCCAATTGTGGATACTGTAAATGATAGTGAAGACGAGGATGGTCCTTCTATCCCTGCTACTACATCTACTGAAGTAGAAGATAGCGATGATGAGAAGGAGCCGGAGCCGGAGCCAGAGCCAGAGCCGGAGCCGGAGCCAGAGCCAGAGCCGGTAAAGAAGAAGGTAGTAAAGAAGGTGACAAAGAAGAAGGCAGTCGCATAAATAACCAATACAAACTAGAAGAAAAAGAACCGAATAACAAGAACCGAGATAAAAATTAGAAAATAACGAACCGAATAAAAAAGAGACCTAAATATGTCGATAAACTATTTAAACTCGATTAGCTCAGTTGGTAGAGCGCACGCCTTTTAAGCGTGTGGTCGAGGGTTCGAGCCCCTCATCGAGTGCTATGTGATTGAACCACATTAAAAGTTCTTTTGTTCTTATAGCTCAGTAGGTTAGAGCATCGGTCTTATGAGCCGAAGGTCCGCGGTTCGAGCCCGCGTTGGAACACACGACCTAAATATGTCGATAAACTATTTATAAGCACGAATGTCCGAGTGGTCTAAGGAGCCAGACTTAAGACCTGGTGCATAATGCGCGTGGGTTCGAACCCCACTTCGTGCAATGTGATTGAACCACAATAAAAGTTCTTTTGTTCTTATAGCTCAGTAGGTTAGAGCATCGGTCTTATGAGCCGAAGGTCCGCGGTTCGAGCCCGCGTTGGAACAATAAAAAATATGTATTACATATATTTTTTATTTGACTTCTTCAATATTGTATTTTGATTATGGTATGTGTGGTGAGACCTTGTTACAATTCCAATGTAACGTGTATGTATATGGTGCTTCTTATCGATACATCATATATTTTTTTAACATTCGGTCGGGAAATTCCCGAGTTCAATAGAAATATCGTTTGATTGTCTGTTAATTTCAGCTTATCCACTTCTATTGTAAATATGCGGTCACATACTTCCACGTCAATTGTTTTTTCGCCCCAAATATCGTGTATTTGAAATGTTTTATAGATATGGATGTCGTTTATATCATCAACTTCTATGTCGTCTAGCAATATCGGGTTACATCTTACATACAAATCTTTGCCATTATTGTCGTATTGTAGTTCATGATGCCATAATGGTATTATGTAGGTATTTTTATCTAGCGTAAGGCGATATAAATTATTATCAAATAAATCTTCCAGGGTTGGGTTTAATATAATAACTTCATCGTTTTGGATTTTATTGTTAAGAATACTTTCTATCGTACTGGTGTATTCCGGATTTATATTAAAAACCTCTTGATTCTTTTTGATAATGTCATATATTTTAATAAGAGTGTCCTTGTCGAGTTTTTCAATAAAGTCGATTGATTTGGTCTCGCATACAGTGGTTAATTTTTGCATTATTATACGAATGACATTCGTATCATTATCGATAGGTATAATTGTCTGAATAAATGTAAATAACATTTCTGAATAGGATGTGTTTGGTTGGATAGGGGCATCCGTATCGTCGAGTTTCGAATCTATATCATGTTCGCATAAATATTGATACGCTGAATGAATCTCTTGAAATTTTTCTGTTGCGTCTTGCGAAGCATTTTTATCAGGGTGGTATTTTAATGCGTATATTTTATATTTGTGTTTAAGTTCGTTTAAGTTCAAGGTTTCACTGTTTTTTATGTCAAGAATGGTACGGGCTTTCTGTGAGTTCATTGTAATTGTGTATTTTTTTTATTATATAGAACATTATACTCTCTAAGTGGTATATGGGTCTATAATTATTATTGAAATACTTGAACGATGTATAGCATTTAATTAGAATGTCTGAAACATCATTGTCAGTTAATCGGTTGTCGCTTATAAAATAGTATACTATATACCATACTGCCTCGTTGATTTCGATGTTGTAGATTAATAGTTCGTACAATGAGTCGCGGAATTTTGTAAATTGGATACTTTGAATGTTTTCCATATTCACAATAATGTTGTCACATACTTTATTGAATAAATCTTCAGGTATCGTAGACTGATTCTCTATATGTGAAAATGAACGTAATTCTTTTATGTTGATAACTCCAGTCTCGCTGATGTTATTCAGTATATCTTCGCTATTGGTTGTATTCCGAGTCGTTAGTGATGTAATTAGTTTCTGTTTCTGTTTTTGTTTTTCATTGTTGGTTCTAATTAATTCAAGATAAGACTCTTTTGATGGTCTCTTAATTGCCAATCTATAACAGGAATTTATAATTTTATGAGGGAGAAAGCTAATATGTTCGGATATAAGTATAAACTTGATTGTGATATTACTCGTGTTACTATTATATTGATGCATGTAGCTATAAAACACTTCTAATAATTCGGAATTTATAGCGTGGAAATTTTTACACACAATTACACCTATTTGGGTTGGTTTCACTGAGATTATATCAACAATTTGAAAAAATATTTCATGCCATAATGATTTTGCGTTGCAACCAAGCAATGCCATATCTACTTCATAATGAATATCACTGATATGACATATGTATTGTTGTTTGTCAGTATGAACGGTTATCCGTTTATCATATTTTAATTCAGATGGACTGTACTTTTTTAATATTCGGAGAACTTGGGTATACTTGCCTATTCCACTAGCGCCATGGGCGATTATATTTGGTATATTTGATAGGTTTTTCGGTAACTTTTTTATTTCATCGTTCAATTCAGGGTGTATGTTATACGAATCACACGACTTTATGTACTCTTCGTATAATGTTTCGTAATATTTCATCTACTAATTTATTACTATTTACCTATACATAAAGTATTGTATTTAAACGCATTTGTTATGTATATCTAATTACATAACAAGAAATAAGAATTATCTACCTACCAAACTACGCGTTTTTAAACTGGAAAAATCAACCGCGTATTTTACCTGGTAAGAAGAAATCACCATGGAAGCAGCGGACAAAACGATATTAACCATAGCCGGCACATTGTTTAATAAGTTCGCCATTGACATGTTGGATATCATCGGTAGTATAGGAACATTTATATTGGATTTGTTGAAATAATACATTAACAATAGACTAGCTGTAATCGCGAATAAAATAACCGTGTTTTGTTTAATAGTATCAAATAGATTCTGGTATTTCGCCGATAAGATTACCGGAGTTCCCTTAGTATTGTTGTATTTTTTTTGAATATCGAATATGGTAATACTTGTTAGCACCAATGTAATTGATAATAATAACATACTAATACATGTTCCATACAGAGTCATCATGCTCGCAAAATTTAATACCAATGGTCCTCCCGGGTGACTTATGATTATTTGAGAAAGTTCCTTTCCAAAAAAAAGAGTAAATGCTATTTGAATAACAGTGAGAACACCGAGACCAACGATTTCCGAATATGTTGTGTAGAGGTATACGAATGATGTAATATATAAAATTACAAATATGCTGTAATTTAAAGGCGTTATGTAGGATTCCATTATACATTTTCAATATATTTTATGAATTCAAAATTGGATAATTGTCTTTCAACCATGTTATTATCACTTCTTTGTCGCATGACAATATACTATCCTTGAACTTTTTTATATTGAGGAACTGAGGCTTCTTCATCTGGTCTGTTTTATAAAACCCATATGCACCGAATTTCCCTTTACGGATACTTAACTCGTTTGTTAATTCTCTTAACATATTCTTATCTATGGGCGTTTCATGGTCTACCTTATCTAAAATAGGGATAATATCGTCTAAAGTAATCTCGTCCGGGTTTCTATCGACGTTTTTTAACGATTCTTTGGTTTCTCCATATTCTACATATGCCCCGTACCGACCGTCTTTGATGACTACATCGACCTCTTTGTATTTTCCAAGGTTACGTTCTTTGGGAGCAATCATATCGGCTAATGTATATTCCTTGTTTTTTAGTTTGTCTATATCTATCTTGAAATTGCGTTTTACGGAGATATATTCATATTTATCCTCGTCGTTTTTATACTGGATAACCGGTCCATATTTTTCAAACAAGACTACGTGCTTATCATCCAGGGGATAGGTTTGTTTGGGTATTTTACTTACTGGTTTTGATAAATCTTTAATTTCATTGTAACATTCGCGACATATGGAAGACCACTCTGTATTATCATTTGTAATCGCATCTAATTTATCTTCCATTAATTTTGTATATTCATACGAGAACAAGGACCCATAATGTTCGATTAAAAACTCTACGGTTAGTGTTCCGATTGGCTGCAGTACCAATTTACCTTTTTCATTACCAAATGTCTTTGGTTCGGTAGTTTCCGTTAATGTATCGTCTTCTAACTTGAAATTATTACAGTCTATCTCTATACCATCTACGTCTGTCTTTTTTACATATCCTCGGTCTTGTATGGTAGATACTATGGTGGAAAATGTAGATGGACGTCCAATTCCCGCAGTTTCAAGTTTGTTGATTAAACTGGCTTCTGTATAATGTGTATGTTTGTTCTTCATTGACACGGTGCTTTCTATCCAATTGTATTTTATCGGCTTTTGTAATTGGGTTTTGAAAAACATATGTAGACCATTCGCTTCGTTCTGTGTATCCGTATCCAGCTTTTTATCACTTACCGTCTTCCAACCTAAGAATATGGGTATTTCATGTGTATATGTATATTTCGTTTTTTCAGGTCCCGAAACTTCTAATGGGATTGCTTTATATTTGGCTTCGGACATACAACTTTCAACTGTATTTTTCCATATTAATTTATACATTGACACTAACCGCGCATCGTCTGACCCTATAGTTTTATTTATTAACTGGGTAACACGTATAGCCTCATGTGGATTGTTTGACTGCTTGTTCTCTAACTCATCTATATTACCTACGTATTTTTCGCTTCCATACTCTTCTTGAATATATTTTGATATTTCTTGAAGGAAAGGTTTTGCGTATTTCGTGCTTTCCGTCCTCATATAGGTAATATACCCAGTTTGATAGAGTTGTTGACATAATCGCATAGTTTCACTTGGCGAGATGTGTAAAATATTACTTGCTACCTGGAGCAATCTGGAAGTATGAAAGGGTTTTGGTGGCGATTTGGTTGTATCTCGTGGGTTACTTATGGTAAGCATATGTTTATGATTGATAGATTTTGTTAGATGGTCTTCTACTTCTTGTTTGGTTTGGAATTCTACATTTAAATTAAAATGAAGGTTTTTCTCGAAAAAGGAAGCCGTGGTTTTATAATACGTTTGAATATTGTCTTTCTTTTTTCCTTCTATTTCATTATCATACACCAATCTCAGAGCAGGGGTTTGACATCTGCCCGCAGATAATGAATTTGTGGAATCGTTATATAAATATTTCCATAACATTGGTGATATTTTATATCCGACAATCACGTCTAAGACTTGACGAGCATGTTGTGCCTTTACCAAATCTAAATTGATGGTTGTAGGTGATTTGATAGCTTTTAATAATGCGTTTTTTGTTACTTCATGGAATATAATACGTGGAG